GAGATACTTATGGGAGTTATGATAACAATTCGGCGACCAAAGGTGCCGAGTACAGAGGAAAGCTCTATCGACAGATAGCTGGTGAATCTTAAGGTTAATTGCAGACGAAACTTAGCATTAACAGCTATACATAAGGATTGCGTGGCAATCCAAGTATAGCTATAAGATTCATTAGCTATTGCGACGATTACATCTGAAGATGTTATATCATTTTGCTCTTTGGCTAATGCCATTAGCTTTTGTAAAATGATATGACGATTACATCTGAAGATGTTATATCATTTTGCTCTTTGGCTAATGCCATTAGCTTTTGTAAAATGATATACGCTTGGTATACTCATCAGCTTTAAGAACCTTTTCACTTAGTAGGCGCCGACTAAGAAGTCGGCGACAGAGCGGAGGATTTTTAGTTACGAAATTGGACACGCAAGCTAAGATACTGTCCTACTATTTTATATTGAATTAGCCAGCTTATAAATTGTCCTCCTTATAAAACACTGCGGAATAGATAAGGTTATGTCCAATTTAATCCGAGAGTTCGGTGGGGGAAAGCGTAAGGTTTGCGTTGCAAACCAAGCGTTCCCACCAAATCAACCCTAGCTAGGGGAAATCGACGGTGGTCGATTTCGATTTGGTCACCATCGAATCACGGTTAAATGGTTACATAACCTACAATTCCGTAGGTTTTATAAGGAGGCCAAAATGGCTAATTCAATTAAAATAGTGGACACTATCTTGTCCAATTTCGTAACTAAAAATCATCCTTGGAATAAAGGTATTAAAGCTGGTGAGTATACAGATGAAACAACTGGTGAAGTACGAAAGTACTTCAATAGTACTTCATATCAAGTTGTGAAACAACTTGCTGAATCTCATAGATTGATTGTAAGACAACTCAATCGTGCTAAATCACAAAAGCATAAAGCTTTAGAAACTAAGTTAGCACCTTACACCAAGGGTGGTAAGGTGGATAAATCCATTCCAATGCCTGAACATGTGAAGGTTACACATGCAGAATACAAAGGTATTGATAACTTACTTGAGTTTGTTAATGGATTTATCACAGAGCTGGACTCAGCTCTGGAGTTCTTCGGTGGTTTCAAAGACTTTGCTCACTACGATGTAGTTGCTGAGAAGTTAGACGAGCGTCTAACTAAGAAAGTTACACGAAGAACTAACACTTCTGCTTTGAGAGAAAGCAGACCAACTCAGACTATGGTCCAAGAGTTGGATGAATTCCTTGAAGAAAGCGACGCTTTCGTCAAGGGTGAATCGGATGTTAATCCGATTAATCAATCCAATGATGATGGCGAAGCGCCATCAATTCATTAAGGATTGATTCAAAGCCAGTCGGCTAACACCGACTGGCTTTTTTAATACTCGTATCTGGGGGAACTTGACCACTAGGTCAGACAGAACGCTTCGAGCTACCCAGTATGAGGCTAATGTGAGTAGAAGAAAACCCAATCTCCCCATTGTATATCTTCTACTCACAAATTTTTTTAAGGAGAAACTAATGGCAATAGAAATATTTAATGTATCATTTACTCTATCAAGAGATGATTCAAATGATGAAGATGACACATGGGTTGATGAAGAAAACATCGCTAGTGAAATCAGGTCATGGCTTGAAGATATAGACTATGGAGTAACTGATATTAAAATTAACAACACTGAATTTATTAAAGTAGACTGGGCTAACGCAGATGTTAACGCAGTAAAGGAGAACAAATGAGTAAAACAAATAAAGTGTATGAGTTTAACACAGAAAAATTTAACTCTAAGTTTTTATCTATAATAAAAGATGCTGGTAATGAGGAGGGTAAGTGGCAAAGAACATGGCAGCTTACCTTTGAAGATCAATACAAAGCATCTGGTTTAGATATAGAATTAAAAGATAATAAACTTAATAGATACAAAGGAGTTAACAATATGTTAATGAGTATGGTATCTGAAATGAATGGATATAAATCTAAATTCTGGGCAACATATAAAAGCTGGATTAAGATGGGCTATGCACCTAAAGATGCAAGTAACTGTGGAATTATAACACCTATCTTTGGAGTGAACAAAGATACTGGTAAAGAATATATATACAAATGGAAAACAGTACCCGGCTTTAATGGTGACCAAGTTAAACCAGTACATAAAGCTATTCCAAAGTGGAATGACCATGACTATGCTATCTTTAATGATGAACCTAAAGTTAATGCTGTTGATATGAATAAAGATTGTGAAGAATTAATATCTAAGTTTATGAAGAAACAAAAAGCTAAACTTAAACATCAAGGTAGTCATGCTTACTATCAATTAAGTACTGATACTATTGTAATGCCAGATGAATGGAAGTTCTTTGGTATTGATGGAGAATCAGATGCTACTCAAGAGTATCTATCTGTTATATTCCATGAGGCTGGTCATCTTACAGGCCATCCATCAAGACTTGATAGAGATATGGATTCATACCACAAATGCAAAGAGAGTAGAGCTAAAGAAGAATTAATAGCTGAGATGTGTAGTATAATGGTATGCACGGAGTTAGGTGTGATTGCTAAAGCACAACCTAATCATCTTAAATACATAGCATCATGGGATAGAGCTATTAAAGATGACAGCCAGTATCTTATTAAGTGTATTGCTCAAGCGAGTAAGGCAGCAACTTGGATATTGGATAACAAAGAACCTAAAGTTGTTGTGAATTAATGTGGATTATGTTAATAATATTATAAGGAGATAAACATGACTAAAGAAATACCTGATGTTGATACATCATTTCGTACTAACATACGAAACCAAATAATAAAAGCTATTAAAAGACAACATCCTAATGTTGAAATATCATTTGATGATAGTGATGAGAAATATATTAAGTTTATTACTGATCAGATAATGATGAGTCAACACCCAGAACTAACTGAAGAACAAAGAAAGTTTATGATTACATATACATTACAACATGCAGTTAATAAACTTATTGAAGATAGTTTAGTACAAGCATACGGAGGTACAGATGGCGATACCAACTGATATAAATGTAATTAAATTTCCTACACCTACAAGGAAGAACGATCCATCTACATCTAAGAATACATGGACTAACACTAAAGACTATAAGATATTACATGCTTTAACTAAGAGTTTAAATAGTGGTGGTACATTCTCAGAGATAGCAAAGTATACTGGTATTAAAGAGGTATCAATAAGCTCCAGGCTTAAAGCATTTAGAGATAAGGGATGGGTATACATTAAGTTTGATGAACACGGTAACCCAGATAAAAGGAAAAGTATTACAAGTAATTGTAATAACACTATACATTTCCTTAGTACTGAGGGTTTACAATTAGTTAGAAGCGAGGAGGACAATGCAACACAGTAGCTTAGACCTAGACTTATACGAAATTAAAAAGCGTTATCAATGGGCAAAGAAACATTTGCAAGACGCTAAGTATATGGAACAAAAGAATTTTTTTAAGAAGGAGATTATTGCATGTGCTTTTGCAGCAGAACAAAAGCATAATGTAGATATAAGAAACATATAGAATTTATATAATGGGTGGGATTGCAATACTGATGAGCGGAGTTACAAATACTAGGATGAGTAACCAAAAATCAGACGAAGAAAATACGACATCGTAAGTATCTTCAGCGTGTCGCACACGAACCAGACATTATATGATAAAGTCGTGATGAGTATTACGCACAGAGGCGGTATGATAAGTGCTAGATCAAACATCATATCCAAGTTTCGTTAGACTGCACACTTGATTGAATGTAATGCAAGTCAATCAGAGTAGGGAAACCTTAGTTAGAAAGGCCTCACGAACTGCTTAGTATACTCATCACGCACCAAACAAAAGGAGATTAATATGTACAGTCAAGAATGGATTAGGCAGCAAGTCAATCATGAGTTTGCTTCTATGGGTAGAAAAATTAGAACAAGAAGTAGAATGGCAGTAGAAAATTCTATTGATATATTAGAAACCAGAGGTGGATTCATTGGGCCTTATGCTTATCAAGTCGATGAAGATTATTGCTGCGATGTAGTAAATACAATGCGTGAATATTTATGTAGCAGATGTGACGCATCTGCAATTATTATTAACAGATTATATAAGGAGAAGAAAGAATGGCAGAAGAAAAACATTTCGTAGATGAGGCGATGGACCAGATGATGGATGCGTTAGCTGAACAAGCAGAAACAGAAAGACTAAGACAGATAGCAATACAAGCTGGTGTCTGTATGTACTGCGGTGCTGGTGCAGAGGGTGGTGCATGTGGAGATTACAAGTGTTGGATATAAAAAATATTATCGAGCTAACATTTTGTATACTCACATTGACTATACTTTGGCACATTTAAAATACCTTAATGTCAAGATAGTAATTAGTATTTTATCTTAGGATAATTCCTCTAACAGATAGTTGGAGGGCCTTATGTCTATTGATTGAAAGCTATTAGTATGTAATTTAGTATTCATTATATACACTATCACATTGAATTTGATGGGCGAACCTATGCCCATGCAAATCGTTCACGGTCGTAGGACTGTGAGGCGTATCGTTGTCACTACATCTGAACAAGATGCTAGTGATTTTATTAATGTCATATAACAAGGAGAAATAACATGGCAAAATTTAAAGTAAGAGTAAGAGATAGGGAGTGGATAGAAGAAAGAGTTAGACCAGCTGTTCGCAAACACATGATTAATAAAGCACTTAGCAATCCAAAGATAACAAATAAACTAAGAGATTTTAGTCTTAGAAATAAAGCTATTCAAAAAGAATTTGATAGGGTTAATGATCTTAGGGATAAGCTACATTCTGATATTGAAAAGTTTAATGATACTATTCAAGATAAACACTTAGGCATAAGAGATTATAGATATGTATCTAATGATAGCTTTAATCTTGAATGGTTTAATCCTGAATTGTGGTCAACAGTTAAAGATACTGTTATGTTTAATGCAGAAGATAACTTATCTGTTACATCTTTAAGTAAGCTACAATCAATATCAATAGATGAGGTAATTAAAAAACTATCTTGATTTAAAAACGAAAGCACCTATGCTATACTGTTATGGCAGATAAGAATGAATGGATAGCATCAAGGTCTAATCGTGTAGGTTACAAACCATCATGGTATTGGGAACTGATATATCAATTCAAACTAAGGAGAGAGAGTTTGAATATATCTCAATTAGAATTGGATCAACGCATGGGTAATGCTGATGGGTTGGTAGGTAAATGGGAATGTGGTATTAGAAGTCCAGGTGCTTTCAATTTAACTTCATGGGCTATAGCCCTTGACTGTGATATTAAATTGGAGACTACTAATGAAAGTATACAAACAGAAAGACCTCATTAAACTTAAACTCATGGATGGATTTAAATTATTCTGGGAAGCATATCCAAATGCTAGTGGAATATTTCCAGCTATGACTGCGTATGTCAATGCGATAAGGGATGATGGCGCAACAGAACAGGAGATAATAAATGGAGCAAGAGAGTACAGAAAATATGTCCAACAAAATAAAATCGAACAAAGATACATCAAGTACCCAAGTAACTGGTTACGAGAAGGACACTACTATAATAGATACGAAACCAATAGCACATCTGCAAACACCATTCAGCAAGGAATTGTTGACAGGGGTGCAATACAAAGCACAGATGGAAGTAAGGTCTTACAAATCCCAGAAAGAAATAAACGCAGCACTTGATGAATTGGATATAGACTTACAGTTTATGATAGATAGACTGCAACCTATTACATTAGAACAAATGTCTGAGTGTTTGTATCTATTGTTCTTAGTTAACAAGCATGTGTTACCAGATACAGAGCAAGAGAAGAAAGACTTCTATGCTGTGTACTCTAATGAATTAAAAATATTTCCAGCTGATGCTATTCAATATGCAGTATCTAAGATGGTTAAAGAATCTGAATACCCTAGCATAAAAAATATTAGAACACATGCTAACAAGATATACATTCCACGAGTGGAAGTGTTTGAGTTATTACAGCACGCTCATAAAAAAATTGCTGAACAATTAGAGGAGGAGTAAATGAGTACTCAAAAGAAAGAACTACAATACGCAGTTAAACAATACCTTAAGATTATGATGACAGCAATTCTATCTGGAATTGTATTGTTGAATGGTCTTGCATTTATCTTTGGTCTTTAACATGGCTAAAGATAAGAATCATAAAGGGAAGTATTCCCACACAGGCGGTAACTCAAGACCACTTAGAGATACAGTCTATTTTAAAAATGGTAAGTGGTACAAAAAAGTAAAGGTTATGGAGGATAGAGATGTCAATTAAAATATATAAATGTGCAACCTATACTGGTACGAGAGAAGAATACTATCAGGATAAGATAAGTAGTAGTGATGCAAGAGCAATAGCTAGTGGTGACTACTATGATTTAGAAAAACTTTGGGAACAAAAGATAGAGCATATCAAAGATGATTTGTCTAATGTGTTCCCTGTTCAATTAGGATTAGCTACTGAATATTTCCATACGAGTTGGCTTAACAAACAGTTAACAAGAAACAATGTAATTGGTTACGGACATCAACATAAACTAATGTATGAACAAGCCCATTGTGTTGTTGAGTCTGATAGCCCGGCTCATCCATTTACATTAGCATCTACTATTGACATAGCTTATACACAAGAACCTATAGATTCAAAATTACTTAGTGTTTTAAATCAAGATATTTTCTTAGTAGAACTTAAACATACTGGAGAGTACAGTAACTTAGATAAAGTAATTGAGAATTACTATGCACAGTTACAGCATCACATGTATGTCTGGGATGCAAAGGAGATAATGATCTCAGCTATCTTTGGAAACAAAAGACAACAGCATGACATAGTTAAAAGAGATGATAACTTTCTTGCAGACTACATGAAAAGAGCTATGGAATTAGGAGAATTAATCCATGACTATTGGCATGACGATGCAAGATTCTATGAAGATGGAGAGAAACCAGACAGAGATGAATGGTGGAAATTATCACAAGAATTAGACTGGGTTACTGGTGTGCCAATAGAAAAAGATATTGTATGTGAGAGCGGTAAGGTGTATAATCTTAACGAATGTGCAGATTGGAATTGGGCTAAAGAATTTATTGATAAAGCAATAGAAACTTCAGTAAGCAATACTGGATTCAGTAAGTCTAAAGAGGAGAACGAACATAACAAAACTCATCTTAAGAAACTGATACCAGATGATGCCAAGTCTGTAACATACAACGGTATTACTGCCAGCCGAAATAAAAATGGCATAGTGTCTATCAGAATTAAATAGGAGCAACCAATGGATAAACAAGAAGCATGGGCTAAGATACAAAAACTTTGCCCAGACATAGAGCCAAACGATAAACTTGCTTGGCAATTAAAACAAAACAAACAATGGATATTAAGTAACCAAGCTGTGCAAAGAATCGCAGCATACAATAATATTATTGTTACCTATGGAGAACCAAAAGAAATTATGGGTAACATATATATTAAAGCTACTGCTAAGAATACTGTAACAGGATTGCAGATAGAATCCTTTGGAGAAACAAGCAGTAAGAATACACACAACGCATACCCTCTGGCTATGGCAGAGAAAAGAGGACACGATAGAGTTGTTCTTAAATGTGTTGATGTATACTCAGACTTCTATAGTGATGTAGAAGCTGATTCATTTAAACAAGATAAGGAGGAATAAATGTCAGGAAGTTTAAATAAAGTAATGCTCATAGGTAGACTAGGAGCGGACCCAGAGATCAGAGATACAAAGACAGGAGGAAGATTCGCAACCTTTAGTCTTGCAACATCTGAACGATGGAAAGACAAGAGCGGAGATCAACAGGAAAGAACCGAATGGAATAGAGTAGTAGTATTCCAAGAGGGATTGATTCCTGTTATAGAACAATATGTTACGAAAGGAAGTAATGTATTTATTGAGGGTAAATTGCAGACAAGAAAGTATGAGGACAAAGACGGAGTAGAAAAATATACTACCGAAGTTGTACTTCAAGGATTCAATTCTACATTTACCATGCTAGATTCTAAATCATCAGAGTCAGGAGCGAAGCCCACAACAGGCGGAGCGAAAGACAATGATGATGATATACCATTTTAACCTATTGATTCTCCTTTCCTAATTCGTTTGTGTATCAATAGGTTAGTATTCAAAGGCACAAGCGGATGATTAATAGGCACAGTAGCATTGGAGCTGTGCCTATTTTTTTTGTGAGTAGATAAGGAGATAAGTAATTGCTATAAAGGAGAGCTATGCAAATGAAATTCAAAAATAAAAAACTTACACATATAGTCCATAAGATTATGGAGGATTATGATTTAACTGTAGAAGAAATCAAAGGCAACCAAAGAACCAAACAAGTAACAGAACCACGATGGGTTATGTGGAAACTAATCAGAAAAAATTCTGGATTAAGTTACGGAGAGATAGGCAGACTGTTTAACAAAGACCACTCTACTGTTATGAATGGTATTAAGAAAGCACCACAAGATATTGTGGATGAATACCAAAAAATATTTAACGAGATTTCTTTTGAAGAAACTCCAGATAGTCACGGCCTTCTTCCACATTCTCAAATAACAACTGCTTTGATGCACTTGCAGAGTATGGATCAATCACTTGTAAAATTGACTGACCGTGTTGCTGTTGATGAAAACCCTTATCTATTGCATATTGATCGTGATACTTATAACCTCTTAGTCGACATAAAGAACTTACTTTACCATTTACTTGCTCCACTTTCTGAATCCCCCAGTTATGCTTATGACCAGCAATATAAAGATCAGCATCAGAATTCCACAGACTCGCTTTCATCAGACCATGAAGATTTGAATATTGAGAGTGACCGGGATAGTCATGTCGTGCGTCCACCGAAAGACGATATCCATTAGGGAAATTTAATCTAAACTTAACTTGCCAATCAGCAGAGATATTCTTTGGCTGTTCCATCCATGTCATCGGATCCTTTGCACTAGGTGTCCAGTTGTCATGATTCCCGCGGATCAAAATTAATGGGTCCATGTTGTTAATCAACCATTCAATAAGTAGATAGGTTTGTGCATCAGTTGTTTCCTGACTAGGACTCATTTTGAGTGACAAGCGACCTATCCAATTATTGTGTACATCACCTATCGATGCGCCTTTGATAGCTGGATTAGATTTAATTAACTCTACATCAGAGTATAACTTCTCCCAATCACAATGGTTATCATCTATATGTGGATCACCCATCCATAGTATACCTACTGGCCCATCAATATTTACTTTAACATCTATCCAATCATGAGCATCAGTAGCTTTCTTTCTTGTACGAAATCTCTTTCGTTTATACTCAATCAATTCTTCAATAGGTAATTCCTCAGATGGTAGGTCTGGTACTTCAAACTCAGGTTCTTTAGTTAAGTCCGGTAACCTTTCTCTTGCACAATATAATCGTGCATTGAATGTAGCATAGCTTAGACCTAATGATTTAGCAGCATCATGTCTACTCTTATGTTCGTTGTCTGCTTCTAATACTTCTAATAACTCATCGGCTGATAGTGGATTGCGTGACATTGTTTACTCCTTACAACATTTACAAAGTTTTTCTTCTCGTCTTATTTCTTGGATAGCATCAAGACATCCACATATTAAATTAATATACGCATTAACTGTCATGTCTTTCCATAGAGATTCATTATCTA